TTCCTCTTGAAGGTCCGGTTCTTACCGGCCGCCGCATCGTCCCCACCGCCACCGGCGACATCATCAACAACTACCTGAGCAAAAACCTCTACGACAACCCGTATTTCGGGAAGCTCTACAAGGGCTGGATGGGGCTGGCGAACGCGCTGAATCAGGCACAGTTGGGTGTTGGGTCCGCTTTCCATGCCGGGTTCACCACCGCCGAGGCCATCGTTTCATCCAATGCCATCGTTCTCAAGGACATCTTCGGCGTAATGCGCGGCAACCGCACCATGGCCGACCTTGGCCGGTCGGTGAAGGATGCCATCATGTCCCCGGTGGAAACCGCGCGGATCATGCTGCGCACGGGATCGTTCGGTGACGACATTCTCAACGCGTGGCGCAATCCTGATGGCGTGATTGACCCGAAGATCAAGGCTATCGTGCAGGCGGTTGAGTTGGCCGGCGGAGGATTTACCATGGAGCGGGGACTTGAAACCCAGCAACACGCGAAGCTGATGCAGGATTGGTACGGCGGCAACAAACTCATGGCCGCCGCCCGCTCACCCATCGCCGCCATCGAGATGCTGGCGGCGCCGATCATGCACGGGTTGGTGCCGCGGCAGAAAGCCGGTGTGTTCGCGCAGCTCGCGCAGCGGATCATCGACCAGAACCCCGGCAAGGCGCTGGAGGATCTCGCACCGCAGTTCCGGCAGGCGTGGAACCGGGTGGACGCGCGGCTGGGCCAAGTCCGCTATGACCGGCTCTTTATCAACGGCGTGGCGAAGAACGTGATCCAAGGGGTGATCAGGGCACCCGGCTGGACCGGGGGAACCATCGCGGAACTCGGCGGATCGTTCAAGGACACCTACAACTTCCTCAAGGAGTGGAAGGATACCGGCAAGCTGCCGGCCAACATGCCCGATCGCGTGGCCTACACGCTTTCCCTACTGGTATCAATCGGCACCGCCAACGCGCTGCTGACCTACCTGATGACCGGCGACAAACCGGCGGGTCTTGATTATTGGGCGTTCCGCACCGGCGGTCTCGACGAGAGCGGACGCGCCGAGCGCATGGTGCTGCCGACCTACATGAAGGACTTGCTGGCCTACAAGAAGGAATTCTGGCAGACGCTCAGGAACAAGACCCACCCTATCCTTTCGGTGGTTGGAGACCTCTACAAGAACAAGGACTACTATGGGGTTGAGATCCGGCATGAGGATGACGGCATCCCGTCACAAATCGCGCAGAGCGGCAAGTACATGGCCAAGGCGTTCACGCCATTCTGGATGCGCGGTGTCGCCAAGGAACGCGCCCGCGGCGGCAACCTGCTTGAGCAGGCGCTTCCGCAGATCGGCGTGATGCCCGCGCCCAAGAAGATGACCCAATCGCCCGCCGAGGCGATGGTTGATGAGTTCGCCGCCGCCAACCGTCCGCAGGGAAGCCGCACGCAGGAGCAGGCTGACGCCAGCGCGGCCAAGGGCAAGATCATCCGGGATCTCCGCCAGCACAAGCCCGCCGACATGTCGGAAGCCATCCAGAAGGGCCAGGTGAAGCGCAGGGACATCGCCGACCTCAAACGCCGCAGCATGGAAACGGCCTTCGCTTATCAAGTCAGCCACATGCCGCTTGACCAGGCGCAGAAGATCTACAAGGTAGCCACGCCCGAGGAGCAACAACAGATCCGGCGTATCATCGTGGAGAAGATGAAGAATGCCCGCAGCCAACAGATAACAACATCATGAGCACTAACGAAAAGTATCAAGCAATTGCCAAGGAGAAGCAGCATGAATTCAACCTGAAGGATTCCTCGATCAGGCCGACTTTCATCCGTGATATTCCATGGGGATATGATGGCAGTATCGTCTACCTGACGTGGGGTACTGATCCCCGAGACTTCTTCCGCGCCCGAATCGCCATCCCGGAGAACTCCACCCCGGCGGAAGCCGCCGCCATCTTCCGGCAACTTGCCGACCAGCTTGAAGCCGGGAAAGGGAAAATGATCTGCAGAGGGGAAGAACTTTTCGAGGACGCGCCTTAACATTTCAACACCATGATCAACAACCAAGACCAAATCTCCCGCCTGACGGAACCCGACAATAACGAACCGCTGCCGGATGACGGCGTGTCGCCGCGCATGCCGTTTGACACCGCCTACATGCTGACCCGCGATCAGGAAGAGGAGTTGGTGAATCATGCCATGCGGCGGAAAGACGAACTGGAAGCCGAGACGGGCCGCAACGTGTGCGGCGCGGGCGAGTGGTGGAAGAACGACGGGTTGCAGCCTCGTGACCCGCAGGGACGGGACGTGGCGTCGGAGACATGGATGGGCAAGCGGTTGCTCTACGACAAGATGTTCAAGAACGAGATGGATTGGCGACCGCGCATTCTCAAAGGAATCTTCATTGAAAGCAACCTTGTCATCCCGGCGGCGCGGAGAATCTGTCGGCAGATGATCGCGCGGGGGGTCAATTACTTCTTCGGCACGAGCCCGTGGTTTGCGGTCTATCCGACTGGCCAGCTTGACAAGACGCGGGCTGATAAGGCGGATCGTTACATCCGCTGGAAGACGGATGCGGCGAAGCTCCAGCGCACGGAAGAGCAGGCCATCGAGCGGGCGTTCGTTCTTGGTGAGGGGGTCGTCAAAACGTCGTGGGCGAAGCGCGAGCAGATTTACAAGACGCGGGCGACGGTGTTGGTTGACGAGCAAGGGATGGACATCCTCGGCGCGGATGGGGATTACATTTTGCAGGATGACCTGTGGATTCCTGATCAAGTGACGGACTCCGGCACCGGCCAGACCGTCACGTCCGAACTGATGGTTCTCAAGCGGGATGGAAAGACACCCCAGCCGAAACAATTGATCTGGCAGGAGAAATACATCACCCGCCGGATCGTCCATTACAAGGGGCCGGAAGCTGATGTGGTGAACTTCATGGATTTCCTCTGTCCACTTGATGCGAAGAACATCCAAGCGGCGGATTGCGTGATCCACCTATACGACGAATCGCTGATGAGTCTGGCGGATCGGTGGAAGAAATCCATTGCGGAGAATTCCAACGCCGAGGAGCGCGTGCTGGCGACCCGCAAGGCGATGGAGTTGATTCGCGCTCTTGCCACCGGCAGCGGCCAGACAACCAGCGGCCAGAATAGCGACGTGGTGGACAAGTCGAGCAAGGGTGGATCATTCGATACCCGTCGCGACCCGGTAATTGAAGTGGCGGAATTTCACCTGCGCTATGACATCGACGGGGATGGGTTGCGCGACATCATGCTGATCGTTGACTGCAAGTCACGCATGCCGATCTTCTACGACTACGAGGCGAACGTGACGCCGGAAGGATTGCGCCCATTCTCATGTGTACGCGTCAACGAAGTTCCGGGGCGCTGGTACGGAATCGGCGCGATGGAGATGTTCAATCCTAGCCAGATGGTGGTCGACCTGTGGATGAACCGGAAGAACTTCGCCGCTGGAAATAAGGGGAGGATTGATTTGTGGAGTCCACACAACACCTTGGAGGGGCGGGCGAATCCGAGGTTGAACCTGAACTGGGGCGGTGTTTTCACGCCGCTTCCGGGGAAGAAGAAAGAGGACATCCTTGAGAGCATCTACTTGCAGGACAACATCGGCGACACACTGCAAGCCATGATCGAATTCGTGCTCCAGTTCATGACCAACGAAAGCGGGGTGGCGAATGCCAACGATTCGCGGGCGGCGGGACTGGACACCGGCGAGCTTGCTACCGGCATCAAGAATATCGAGAAGAGCGGGCAGGAGCTTTTCAGCTTGTTCCTCGGACACCTTGAGCCGGGGGTAAACGAAACCCTCATCAAGATGTGCAAGCTGGTTCTCGGATACTTGGACCAGATGGAGGTTTATCGGTATTTTGAGGAGGGCGAGGCAGGCGGCGAGGGCGGGCAGGAGTTACGCGAGATCAACCCTGGAGACATCGCCAACATCGAGATCGACACCCGCATCCTGCTGGAGAGGCATCGCGGCGAGCAAATCCTTGAATCCAACATGCAGTGCGTCAAACTTCTTCAAATCTTCGATACTCTTCCGTTCGAGCGGCAGCAGGCTTGTGCTGAGATGTTTTCCGACATGGCCAAGGCGCTCCAGATCAAGAATGCCGACAAGGTGTTCATCCCGCTGCAAACCCAGCCGACCGGCGGAGGGGGCGGACCGGACCCGCGGGCCTTGGCGGCGTCGGCTGCACAATCTCCTCGACAGGGGGTACCGAATTTGTAAGGTGAAGCCATGGAACGCCCCGACCTGACCCCCGAGCAAAGCGAGATGATCGAGCAGTCGCAGAAGGCTGTGCGCGACATCGACGAGCTTCTTGAGAACGAATCGTTCCGGCGATTCATGGAGAGATTCCAGCGGCGGGCCGATGAACTGGCCGATGAGATCCTTCACAGCGAACTTCCAAAGGGGGAGCGGAAAGCGAAGCGGTTTATCCGCCTTGGCATCCTTGAGGTGCTGGCGGCTCCGGTGATGGATTGCGAGGGGCACGCCCGCATTCTGGCGGGGTTCGGGATCGGGGTGGATTGAGTGGTGGGCCGTTTCCAACACGCATGTCAGGCGCTAGCTCCTGTGCTGATTACGTCAGCGATTTGTGTTGGGCGTACCCATTAAATCTGGACCTGGCGTGAGTCGAACACGCGTCCTATACCGATTTCCATCCGACTTCAAACATGCTTATTCTCAAAAGGGCGACCGGTTAAGATCACCTCCACCACTGAATCATCGGCAGGATTCAGACTGTTGTTGCCCCGGTTTGTAACCGGAAAGGAGCGGGGCGCTTCTCCGGCCGTGAACGCCTCACGCGGCAAGGGCGACCTTGCGCGGGAAGCTGACAATTTTGTTTTTGCCATTTGGATTCGTGAGCGGCTTTTTACGTGGCCAGCCGATCAACCACGGCATGCTATCGGATGGGCGTCTGATACAGTCGAAACCATTGCAGGCCCGTTGAGAATTGCGGGAGCCGGACTTGAACCGGCGATTTTCGGTTTATGAGACCGATGTTCTACCAACTGAACTACCCCGCGTTTTGTTGCCTCCTCCCCGCCCTTCCGTCAAAAAAGTGAAAAAACCGAAAGGGCGGGGTCTTGGCAGCGAGAAATCAATACCACCCCCTCACGGAACGTCAAGCGTAATCCCAGAACCCCAGCGTGAGCACCGCGCTTGAAATGGACGTACTCGACTGGCACCACGCGTTTCCCTCCAGCGTGCCAGTTGCTTCCGAGATTGGAGTACTGATGGTGGCGTAGCGGGCGGGGAATGATACTTCGTTATCCACCCAGCCAGGAATCCCCATGAGCAGTGAGCAATCAAGCCCGTATCTCCCGGCAGGAGTCACCACAATCCCGTTGATGAAGGTCGAATCTCCCGTGTTGAATTGGAAATGAGGAGACATCGAAACCCACCTATAAGGAAATGACGGAGGTGTCCCTTCCTTCCAAGCGCAGGGCGCGGCGCGGCGCGGGGGAATCCATGTGTCATCACTCATGGTGGGGGTGGTGATGCTGAAACTCGACCCATAAATTGTCCCGCTGGCGTAGAACGTGAACGATTTCAGGTTCCAGAAGAATTTCACGGCGTTCCGCAGCCCGTTGTCGCCGCTGATCACCTTGAAGAGCAACGGGGGGCTCGCCATGCTCTCCGGGAGTCCGGGAAAGTAACGGAATGGAAATTGGAAGTGTGGAGAACTCATGCGGTGAATGCCAGCGGGTAGATGGCGGCTTTTCCGTTCACGGTCATTAGGGCCATGAAGAGGTTCGTTTGGGCGGATTGCTCAAAGTAGAAATCCTTGGTTTGGTTGCCGCGGACAAGCTGGAATCCGAAGCCCGCCTTGTTGGCAGGAAGCGCCCCCTCATACACGGTCCCGATCACGGCGCGGGCCATCGTCTGTGTGTCGGTGGCGAAGTCGATGTTGGAGTCTGGCCATGGTCCGTTTGAGATCGTCGCCCCGGTGGCGGTGAGGTCGGCCGCAATGGGAATGTCGATCCACACCGTCATGTTCGCGGTGATGGGAATGAGATTGCTCATGCCGGTGATTGCCATCTCCGCCCCGGTCACGATGTCGGTGATGAGGTGCCCTTCCGTGAGGCCGATCTTCTCCTCCCCCGGCGTATTGTCGGCCATGTAGGCGGAAAACGGCCCCGGAATCCCGCTTGGAAGTACGCCTTTCCCGTTAACCCTGGCCAGCACGTCGAGCTTTCGCGCCCCCAGCGCCGTCATGTCGCCGGTGATTTCGTAGAGGTGAAGCATTGAAAGCAGCCGCTCCATGTCGGCGAGGCGGGTGGAAACCGGATCGAACGGATTGGATTTTCCTTCGAAAATGTCTGGCATGTTTGAAACGTAATTTTGAAACTCCTGCTTGACAAGCCGGGATTTTCTCTTTATCCGCTTGGCAATGGCAGACAATCAGGTGCAAACCGATCAAAGCGAAACGACGGTCACCGATCCATTGGATGCGGTGAACTCCACATTAAGTGGGACGCAAGAGAACGAGCTTGCCGCCTATGAGGCGGAAAAAGCCGCTTTGCTCGCCTCCACCGACGAATCAGGAAACCCGCTGGGCGGCGAGCCCGCGGAAACCGACGAAGGTGAACAGGCCGAGGAAGTGGCGGAAGAAGAAGCCGCGGAAGAAGAACAGGAAGAGGAAGAGCCGGAGGTCAAGGACTCCATGCGCCCTCGCCTCAAGGACCCGATGGACATCGCGGTTGCCACTTTGGCGAAAGCCAAGGGCATCTCGCTGATCGAAGCCAGCCGGATTATCGAAGGGGCCACGCCGACAACGAAAGAACCGGATGCCGACAAGGCACCGGTCGAAACGGTGGCGAGCGTGATGGCGCGGATTGAGGAACTTGAAACCCTCGAAGCCGAATCATCCGAAGCATTGGAATTCATCACGGCGAATCAGCATAGGAAGGAAGCCAACAAGCTCCGCAACCGGCTGATCGACCTGAAAATTTCCGAGGTGCAGGAGAAATCCAGCGCCAAGCAGGCCGCCGAGCAGCAGTTCCTCGCCGAGTATGAAACCAGCCAGAGTCAGGCGGTGCAGTTTTACCCCGATGCCGAGGGTGCGTTTGACGCGAGGTCGGACAAGGCGAAAACCCCGCTGGCTTTGAAGATGATCGAACTCGACGCTCAGATGCGCGAGCTTGGCGATCCGCTGTTTCATTCCCAGAAAAAGCCGATGATCCTTGCCAGAAATGCAGCGCTTGAACTCGGAATTCCGATGGTCAGGCCCGGCACCGCACAGGTCAAAAAGCCCGTTCAGACACGTCCCATGCAACTCGCGAGCGGCAACGCCCGCACAACCGCCGTCTCACCGGTTTCCGCTTTGGAAAAGAAGATTCTTGATGCCAAAAACCTCGACGAATACAATCGGGCGCTTGGCAGGGATTGAGGATTGTCTTTTCCAGTAGGTAGCCGCAACCGCGGTTGATTCCATAGGGACGCTTCGCACAACGCGCGGTGCCCATCCAATTCTATTACCTACTACGACAATGCCTTCACCCGACCAAAATTTCAACACCCTCAACACTGCCGAATCACTTGGCTATGCAGGGAATACCGCTAACGGAAAACTCGCCAACGTCCGCCAGATCTGGCAAAAGGGCGCTCTGATGGGCGAGCAAAACACGGACTTCTTCCAGCAAATGGAGAGTCTATCGGAATCCGGAGTAATCTGGATCAAGAATGAACTCAGCAAAGGCGCGGGCTCGATCATGAACTTCACCACCCAATCCGGCTTCTACGGAAAGGGCAAGTATGGCGAGGCGCTGTTCGAGCAGCCCGCCGACTTCGAGGTTATCAAGCAGGGGAACTTCCAACTCAAGATTGATTACGTCCGCAACGCGGTGCGTAATTCCCGCCGACAGGAGGAAATGATGGGGATGCTCGGCGACATTGATTCCGGTCTTAACATCGAACTCGGCAATTGGCTGGGCCGCCTCAAGACCGAGCAATTGTTCGCCCTCATCACCCGCCTGCTTCCCGTCGCCAATCAGTTCTACGCCAACGGGCGGACGCTGGACACCCTCCGTACCGAGGACATCCTTGACTGGAACAATATCGTCCTTGCCGGTCAGGCGATGAAGCCTCTCGGCGGCAAACCGGCAAGAATGAAAACCATCAATGGCGGCCAGGTGTGGGGGCAAACATTCATTGCCACCGAACCGGCCCTCACCAGCCTCAAGCTGGATGACGACTGGAAGCGCATGCTGACTGTCGGCTACACCAAGGGTCCGCAGAACCTCGTGTTCTCCGGCGGGTATCCCGAAGTGGACGGACATGTCATCGCACCGTTCAACGCTATCGACCACGACGGCGACGGTCCTGTTGGTTCGTTCCTCAATCCGTATGCCTACCTCGACGTGCAGCCCGCCGATGACAGCGCGGCAATCGTCGTGAAGGGTGGCGGCGCTGGCTGGACCACGGGAGTCGATTACCTCCGTTACTTCCCCGGAATGCCGTATCAATTCGTTGACACCGGGTTGGACGCCACTTCCGACACCGGAACTTACTTCTTCCTCATCTATAACCTCACGGGTGCGGATGCGGGCAAGTGGGGCATGTACGCCTATCGCGGCCATACCACCACCGCTGGAAACAACGGGACGCAAATCACCGTTATCGGCAAGCTGTGGTCGAGCACTGCCGGGATCGGCCAGCAATACTTCGGTGGCAACGACTACACCGCCGCGACCGGTGCCGCTTCCGGCAGCACCGCTGTAGGCGCGGTCACCTACGATGCCGCGAAGCACACTTGGGTTCACCCGGTGGGCTCCCTCATCATCCCGTGTAACGCCCGTGGCGTCCCGATTGGGCGCACTCCGATTCTCGGGCGGGCGGGCATCCTCCGCGGCTACGGCTCGCTCCGCGCCGAGCACACGGCGGACCTGCTCAACGGCAAGTTCATCACCGACCGCTACATCACAAGCGTCTTCGGCCAGAGCTTCCGCCAGGATCGCAAGGGCCGGGTTCCCTCGGTTGCCTGTCTGACCCACGCCATCACCATTCCGGGGATCAGTCTCCCGACGGTGAGCGTGTAAACCATCAACCCGCCGGCATGCCGGGACCAACGCATGCCGCCCTTCTGCTTATGAAATTCATCATCGCCATCTGTGACCGATTCAGCCCCGGCCAATATCCGAAGCTGCCGGATTTCCAATTCTCCCAAAAGCATCAGAAGTATGTCTACATCGGGAGGGAGTTGGACGCTTCCGAATTCAACGAGGCGTGCGCCAGGGTGTTCGATCCGAAATACCGCAACAAGGAGTACCACTTCATGCCGGCGATGATTCTTGAAATTCCGGAAATCAAAAAAGAAGAGTCTGGAAAAGAGGAAAGCAAAATTCCGGAACTCCGCTTTGAAGGCCGTGCGATCTTCCTCGGGGAAACCCGCGTTGCCGGATTATTCGGCGATGACAACCACCTCCGTGTCGTGGCCGAATTCAACGGCATGCGCGACCAAATCGAAACTTTCGTCAAATCACAACCGACACCCGCACCATGAACGCATTCTCCAATTACCTTGAAACGGAAATCGTCAACCACCTGTTGAGGCACACTACTTTTGTCCCGCTGGCACCCGCCACAACTCTGTACTTCGCTCTTTTTTCCGCCGATCCCGGGGAAACCGGCACCGCCAACGAGGTGAGCGGAAACGCTTACGCCAGGGTAGCGGTGCTCAACAACACTACGAATTTCCCGCCATGTTCTGTGAGCGGCGAACCGCTCAAGACCAACGGAACGACCATCACCTTCCCGAAAGCGACACCCGCCGGATGGGGTGCCGTTACTCATTGGGGAATCTTCGATGTTGTTACCGGAACAACCAATTTCCTTGTTGGAGGCCCGCTGTCGAACCCCCGCACGGTGGCGCTCAACGACACGCCGAAGATAGCGGCGGGCACCATGTCGATCACCATCGGCAACGCGGCAGGCGGCGGAATGACCGCCTACGCGAAACGCTCGGTTCTTGACATGGTGTTCGGGAAGGTGACGTTCACCACGCCCGCCGCGGTTTATACCGGACTCGGAACCGCCCTTACTGGAGAGGCAATCACCGAATGGACTGATGGCGGGGCTGCAACCAGGATCGCCACCACATTCGGCGCTCCGACCGACGGGGTAACAACCAACACCGCGATTCAGAACAACGCCAGCGTGGCAACCGAAGCAACCCTCACCCATTACGGAATCTGGGATCTCGCTCTTGCCGGAAACCTGCTGGTCGCCGCCGCTCTCACCTCGCCAATCGTGGCCGAGGTTGGAAATACCGTTGGATTCGACACCGCAGGACTGAGTTTTACGCTCCAATAATCCCATGGCCGACCAGTATGTTGCTGCCGCTTCCGTTTCCTCCGCCACCGCGACTGTCGTGTTGGGAGGTGCGCTGGCCTTTGCCAGAGGTGCGGCCGTATCGTCTGTGATTGCCACTGCGACTCTGACCGGAGCGGCCACATTTGCCCGCGCCAATACCGTTTCTTCCGCCACCGCCACCGCGGTTTTAAGTGGGGCGGCAAAATTCGCCAGAGCGGGTACCGTTTCCAGCGTTATCGCCACCGCCAACCTGACCGGCGCGAGCGACACGCACGGGGTGAGCGTCTGCAATGCCATGCAGGAGATCGTGATGATGTGGGGTCTCGCCTGCTACAAAACGGCACCCGCCTACGCCATCCTCCGCGCCATTAACGACCTGAACGCCGCCATGCAGACAGTGTGGAACCGGGCGCAGGAGCGGAATTTCTGGAGCGGGGTAACGATCACGGTCGTTGTCGAGGCCAATACCGATGCCCTGGATCTTGATGATTCGATCCAGAACGTAACTGGTCCGTGCCGGCTGACATCCACCAAGCGCCCGCTGACACCCATTGGAACCCTCGGGGAGATGGAGACATTCAGCGACCTTTACCTCGATGGGGATACCTCGCTTGAACCTCTGGCCTATCATGTGGAACGGCTGGCCCAGGCCGGCAACGATCCGGCCCGCTGTATTTTCCGGGTGACTCCAACCCCGACCGTCCAAACATCGTTCATGCTCGATGTGGTGATGGAAGCCCCCCGCTACACGACCGACGATCTCTTGACGTGCCCGATTATCCCGATGCCCCACCGCTACGTGGAAAGCCTGCTGCTTCCAATCGCCCGCTTCCGGGCGGCGAGTTTCAGCCTGATGGCGGTGCCGCAGGATCAGATGGAGCGCATCACCCGCGAGTACGCGCAGGCGATGGAGGCTCTTGGCCTGGCTGATCCACTTCCGGGCAAGGCGGGTGACAACGAAACCCGGAGGGAATAACCGAAGAAATGAAAACCGTAGCCCTCGGCAACCGGTTAGCCCGCGACTTGAGCGAGAAATCACTGCAAGATCTGACGGCGGATGCCAAGCAGGAAATCTGCGATGCCATCAACGGATCGTTGCAGAGGTTGAACGCGCTTGCCCCTTACCCGTCCAAGATGGTTCCGGCGAGCATTGCCATCGCGGCGCCGGAGACGGTTTCCATCGGAGTGACTGCCGGAAGCTACGTGATCACCAAAACCCCCGCTTTCACCGCCGAGCAGTGCTATCGGACGATCCGAATCGACGGCGACCCGGTGGACAACGCGGTTGTCGGGGAATTGGCGCTGTTTCATCCCTACGCGGGCGCTACGGGCACGGTAAGCGCCACGCTCTACTGTGACGCCATCGCCATCACTGAGCCCTACAGCGAGCTTGTGGGCGATCCCATGATCATCGAGACAAATCAATTCCTGACGAACATTCACCAGCGGAATTATCATCAGCGGAAACAGGTCGGCCGCCCCCGGACATATTGGATGGAGGCGAACGCCCGCAACCAGAATCCTCCCGCCCCGGTGGTGATGCGTCTTGACGCCCTGCCGGATGCCGCCTACCGGCTGGAGGTGATGGCCATCCTAGGCCCGCTTCATGTCACGTTCAGCGACCTGCTGGCGGCCAATACCGATGTCCCGCTGCGGGATGATCAGATTGAGAGCTACTTGATTCCCCTTTGCCGCGGGCGGCTGTCACACTCTACGCTCTGGCGGCGCAAGGAGGATGTTGCCGCAACCC